ACTGAGGATCGTTCTCATCACCATACGTCGAAGCCCGAATCGTGTATGCCGAGGCCTCCAGAGCTTTGGCACAATAGATGTTCTGCCGAACCACACAACTCTTATCGAGGAACGAGTCTCCTTGGACACGCTGATCGCCAACGACTCTGGCATTACCGTGCAAGGCCGTGCTGAGGTCGGTATCGCCACCGCCGCCGCCCTTGCCTTTCTTACCACCACCGGTCGAAATATCGCCATCGAGATCAGGATTTAGAATTGGTTCTGGCATGTTACTATTTCTCCGAGAAAACGAGTGTAGATTGCTCTTGTACTTAGGACTTTTGGGAATCCTTGTTCCATTTATTTAGGACTTTTACTTCTTACGCGGACCTTTTTGTGACTCAGGAGGACACCATTCTGAATAAACTTCTTGGAATCTTCCGTCGAGTTCAAGAGCCAACACAACGTTCTTGTTTCGCGTGCCTTCTGGGTCCGCAATTGCCTCCAACCGTTCCTCATCGGACAACGAAGTTAGGACTTTGCCATCACTGGTTCGGTACTCTTGCTCGCGTTCAACCAACACAGTATCGTTGCCTTTCCAGCCAATCATTCTGTCGTGGTATTGCACGAAGTCTTTTCCAACTCTCACATAGGGCACGTCGAACGGAGAGCGGAAGTCTCGAAAGTGAATTTCCAAACCTTGTGTCCAGTAGCCACCTTCGAAAGCAATCCTTGTTTTGTCATCTGAGATTTTACAATCAAACCAACTGAACCCCTGATTACTCTCAGCTTCTTTGTCGATGAAGTCCACACGTTCACCCGTGTTCAAACGAATGACAGTTAGGCCTTGGTAGTCCTCACCGCAGAGCAAGTAGTCGTTGCCGTCAGGGTGATCTTCGCAGAACATATATGGGAATACGTTATGGTCCCGCAAGACCTGAGCAATCTGAATCTCACCACCCATGGTCTTGGAATACACATCTCCCACTGTGTATGACCAATTCCGATGTAGGTCGAAAACACAGGGAGTAATCTTTAGGATGTACTTGCCGCTTGGAGATTCGATCCTCTGAACCTGATGGGTCAGGGGTTGGGAATCCTTCCAACGATTCGTGATGTTATGTCTTTTCTTGACATACCATGTACTTCTGGATGCGTTCATCGGATCTTCTCCTTTGAAGATGCTGACTCTGGGACATGCTTTACCATCGCTATTAGAAGTCAATTTCAGTCTCCCTGACCCCCGACCCCTCTTGGGGCTGTAGAGCCAGTTTTCTTTCATTCTGTTTCACGGAGCGAATATCACGTAAAAAAACCCCTATTCTTATAGGGGCTCCGCAACGCTCTAATCGGGTTTTTAAAACTGGGTCAGGAAACGTGTTCGTCTAATGCTTCTACCAGTGTAATTTCCCATGGGTGGCGGAGCCCGTCAAGGTATGTCGCGTCTAGCTTTAGTCCAAAGACTGTGAAAGAGCCGTTCTGGTCATCTTTCCAAATCTCCAAGATTGCTGCCTTTGCGACGATATGATCTGGACCACCAGACATGAGACAATCGACCACGACATCGCCAACCTTAAGATCAACTGTTGGGCAATCCTCGGCTGGGCAAAATGACATTGATTGTACGTTTCGTCTACTCATCAATTGTATTTAGCAGTTCATACAACTCCGCGCGCGCAGGTTTCCAAACACGAATGTTCAGTGTCTCCGCTTTCTTTATTGTATCTTGTGTCCCACGTCCACCGGGGAACGCAACTACAACATCAATACCTGTGCTGAGCATTTGCGCATTGCGCACTGGACCGGCACCACGACCATGACGTTTCCAATCGGCCTTGTGTTCTTCGCAAGGAATGTCATGCTTCTCTGCCCACTTCTTTGCGATGAAGTCCGCACCCGTTGCGCCACCCTGTACAATTACAATGGGCTTGCCCTTCTCATGATACTGCTCACGAAAACCATCAAGACAACCTTCAGTCATGCTTAGGTTAGACCAGTCGCGTCCACCACAAACCAAGATACGATACGCTTTAGCTTCCATTTTCAATCCTCTCATTGGGTGGTCCGTCCCACCTATCATCTAAGGGTCCACGCAACTCATCGTAAGTGTAGTCGGGCAGGAAAAATCTCACACCCTTTGCCCACTTGTTTTCTCTTTCGTATCGCAACACCATTGTACCTTCTGGAACAAACTTGTTCCACCGGCTGGTGACGTTAATGATCTTGCCAGCTTTATAGTCATAGTAGATTTGATGTTGCGACCCATCGGCGTCTGTGCGGGTCTGGATTTCAAACGACGCAACCACTGAAGAAACATTATTGTCATGCCAGTCGCCGTAAGCGTTCACCCACCACTTGATATCAAAGAAACCAACTACCGCAAAGGCTACAGCCAGTAGCAAGTAACCCGCTTCAGGCGGATCCGCAAACGCAGCGCACAAGGCGGCGATACAGCCGAACCCACATATCAAAACAACAATCAATAGACAGAAATCAGGCATTGATCTTTACTCCCATCACTTCGTATAGCCGGTCGGGTTGTACTTCGTCTGGTCTAAATCTTGCGAAGTGACTCAGGAACAACATCTCGGCTGCTCTAGGTTCCCATCTCTCCAACTCAATATCGTAAGGCTCAAAGATGTCCTCGATTGCCCAACGAACGGTAGGAACCATGAGTTGTAGCTTCTCTGTCACCAACATTCGATTATCCACATCCTTGACCGCGCGTTTGAAACCGGAGATTTCGGCCACTCGCGGCAAGTCGAAGCGTTCGTTGATTGCGTCCATCACCTTGTTCTCATACACGGCGAAGTCGGGCATGGCTCGTTTGATGGGCCGAACGATGTCACCCACGTAAGCCTCAGCAGCATCATGCATGAGAAGGGCAAGCTCCAGCCTCTCTTCCGATGGCCGAGGATAGTGCCAACTCTTTGCTTGCTTCGCGCACATGACGCTGTGCTGGGCAATGCTGTAGAAGTGTTTACAAGCACCGTTGAACCGGGTCATCAAAGACAAGTGGTGAGCAATGTCAAAGATGTCGATCTGCGAGGGGTCGGGATCGGTCACGTCCAACATCTTGCCTGTCCAAGTTTGCATAGCGTTCTTGCTGGTATCCTCATTCATGATGAATCTCACGCAATCCGCGTGAAGCCTTTCTTCTTTTCAAATACGATTTGACCATCAAACTTGTCGGTCAAGATGTCAGCCTTGTGCGTGATAACGAACACGTTCGTCTTGCCAGCGAGAGCATGTAACAACTTCAAGAACTCCTCTGTGCCTGCGGCGTCGAGGCTGCTGTCAAACACTTCATCAAGAATGAGAAGGTTCGTGTTGGCACTGTTCTTCATTCGGGAAACTTCTCTCCATGTGAACAGCAACGCCAAGTCGATGCGCAGCTTCTCACCTTCACTGAACGAGCCGTAAGAGAAATCGTCACGGTGCCGGGACTTGATCTGTTCCTTGAAATTCTCATCCAACGTAAACTGAACGAAGAAGTCCATCGCCCCAAGGTACTTGTTGATGAGCTTGTTCATGATCGGCAAATAGTGTTTGACGATCTTGGTCTTGATGCCTGAGTCTCGCAACAGGTTATACGCGATCTCGTAATAGTGCCGGTCGTCGATCAGCCCGTCACGACGTTTTACCATCCGATCCACATCGTCGCGCAGTCCTTGTAGCTTTACTTTCTCTTGGTCAGTGACATCTTCCTTGTCGAGCAACGTTGAGATTTCGTCTTGGACCTTCGAAACATATCGTGTGATCGCAGCAATCGAAGTGTTCCGTTCGGACACATCCGCTTCAAGACTCTGAACCTCATTCAACACGGCATTGATACTAGACAGCCTCTCGCCTACGCCCGTGATCTCTTCGTCAATTTTCTTGAGAGCATCTTCTAACTCCCCAACCTTGTCCGATCTCTCACCAAGCGTCTTGGTTCGGAAGGCATCATCAATCAACTGCTCGCACGTTGGGCAGTTATCCGTCTCTTCGAAGAACTTGATGTCATCCCTTGTCCGGCGAGCGTTTCGTTCAATCTTCTTCTCAAGATCCTCCCAGTAGCTTAGCTTACCCTCCACCGTCGCTTTGTCTTTGACTTGGGCCAACAAGGCTTCGACCTGATCTCGCAACTCGTCAACCTCTGTTTGGATAGTTGTGACCTGCTCATTGGCCTCCGTCACTTCGGCTTTCTTTTTGTCAATGTTGTCCTTGCTCATTTCCATGAGCTTTTTGATGAAGCCCTTTTGGTTCTCAATCTTGTCCTTCGCCAACTGGACATTGTAATCGACCGATTGCATTTCATCTTTGAGTTCAAGGACTCGCTGTTTGAGAAGAACATTCATCGTCGAGAAGATTTGAATGTCTAGCAAATCCTCAATGATCGCACGGCGGTCTGCGGCCGTCAATTGCATGAACGGCACAAACGTTGACGACCCAAGGATCACAACCTGAGTGAACGATTTGTAATTCAGTTTGAGTATGCTAGACTCAAGATACTTCTGGTAGTCGCGCGACTTGGAGTCTTGGTTGAGCAACTTGTCGTCCACGTAGATTTCGAACAGGCGTGGACACATGCCGCGACAAATCTTGAACTCTTTCCTGCCAATAGAAAACTCCACTTCAACGACCATATCGCGCTCGTTGATAGAGTTAACCAGTTGGGGAATGTTGATCTTTCGAAACGTCTTGCCGAACAATCCAAAACAGAGAGCGTCCAAAACCGTTGACTTGCCCGCGCCGTTATCACCGGCTATCAGCGTGGTCTTTGATTTCAGAAAGTCGATCTCCAAGAATCGGTTGCCCGTCGAAAGAAAGTTCTTCCATCGGATCTTCTTGAATACGATCATCTTGGGGTCTTAGCTTCCAGAGCGATATTGGGATCGTCCAACCTCGACACACACCCATTCTCTTTGCTCTTTGCGTCCTCATAGGGCGCAAGGACTACTCGATAAAACTCGGCTGCGGCTGCCGTCATGGCTTTGTAACCATCCGATGCGGCGTCATAACGCAACCCGTCCGGGTGGCAGATCAACCACTCATGTACCAGCTTAGAGATACAGTAATTCAAATCTCCGTTGTCATGATCGTGCTGATCCAAACACATGACGAGATCACAAAGGCATGAATCATATTTCTTGCGACGTTCTTGCGTGATATACGGCATTACGAATCCAAAGCCTCCACGTACAAAGATCGAATCAAAGATTTCAGCTTCATTGGATCTTGAAGATGTTCCATGCCGTCGATCTCATTTTCAATCAGCATCATGGTGTCGAGTTCAATGTTCACATCTTCACCAAGGAAGTCAGCATCATTGCTAAGATCCTCAATGATCGAGATGTTTGCCACACCAGCATCTTCGAAAGCATCCACGAAGCGATCAAAGATGTATGGCTTGGTCTTGTTTGCTACGATGATCTTGACGTAGGTGTTCTTGAACTCGGTCCGTTTCTTCGTGGTGTCGTAGTGGTTCGCTACATCATCGTAGCGAAACTTGTAGAACATCCTGAAGGGATTCTCGACAAACTCCATCTCCCGTGTCTCCGTATCGAACACATGGAATCCCTTGGTCACACCCAAGTCCGAGAATGTTATCTGGAACGGGCTGCCGAGATAGGTGATGTTGCCCTTCTCTTGCTTGTGGTGGAAGTGCCCGGAGTAGACCGAATCGAATCGTTTGAATTGCTCTCTAGTCAAACCGCTATCGAAGCGAATACCCTTGTGGAGTTCAAAGCCTTGGATCTCGAAATGACCCATGATGACTTCGGCATCCGTCGTCTCCAGAAACTTCAACGAAGCGTCTGTGTTCTCGCGATTGATCCATGGCATCAATCCAATGTCGAGGCCATCGAAGTCCACGACCGTAGGTTGGTCATGAATGGTGAGGTTGCTCGCTCCACCGAACAACTCAGTGACCGCATTCAACTCTGAAGTATTCTTGAAGAACACATCATGGTTGCCAAGAATCAGATGAACGTCAATGCCCTTCTCTTCCAGCGGCTTCATGAATTTGGTTCGCAGGCGATTCAACGTCTTGAAGTTGATGTACTTGCGACGGTCAACCAAGTCTCCCAGATGCAACACCGTGTCGATATCATGAAGATCAAGATGTGGAAAGAACACTTCTTCAATGAACTTGTAGAAGTAGTCGGAGAAAATCTCAGCGTCGTTTCGAGCCCCGAAGTGGGTATCGCATATGACCGCTATCTTCATTTGTCTTTCTCATCGAAAGCACCTTCTAAAGTTCCGCCATTGGTGCTTTTCTTTTTCTTCCGTCGCTTGGGTTTGATCTTCTCTTCGAAGTTGGCTATGTCGTTGGCTGTTAACTTCAAGTAATCAGCAACCGCACTGGTCGAATCACGATCCACCAACTCCTGTTGCTTGATCCAATTCACAAAATCAGACTTGTGGTGTGCGGCTTCAAAGCATCGCCACTTGATGTATTGCTGTTTCTTTTCTTTCTGAATCCGACGCACGAACGCATAGTAGACGATCTGCGTGAAGTACGAAAAGGGATTCGATGATTTCGCAGGATCGAAGTTGCTCGCATACATCAAGCAATTCTCAATACCGTCGCTTATCATTTCCTCGCGGTACGAATACCCAATGAAGTTTGGTCGGTAAGACAGGTGGGTAGCGATTTCCAGAAAGCACGTTCCAATATACTCGGTCGCTCCCGGCTTTTGTTCCCCGGCCGCCTCAGCTTCCAACACCAGCTTTTTCCATGCGACCATGGCGACAAAGAACTCCTCATTATCAACGTAATGAGCAGCGTTCTTCTTTTTCTTGCGGGTCTTTTTCGCAACTACCTTCTTTGGTTTGTCGAAGCACTTGCGAGCAACTACCTTCTTTGTCGTTTTCTTCTTTGCCATCACTCAATCTCCCTAGACTTCCTAAAGTATACAGCCATAACAGCTTGTAGTCAAGTGATTTCTTTTAGTTCTCTGTCCAGCGATTCCCATAAGGGTCTACTAAACCGTCTCCATCCACGTCGGGCCGAAGGTCCAAAGTCCCATCTAGGTTGGGGTTTTCCTCTTCGTCATCATCATCGTCATCATCATCGTCATCATCATCGTCATCATCTGGAGGATTGAGCATCGCCTTCCAAGGATCTTCGTCAATGTCCAGTCCCAAACTCTCCAGCATTCGCATCAAGGTTTCGACGCTCATCTGAATGAGGATCATCTTCTTTCGCTTGTTGATCTTTCTCTTCCGAGCCTTCTCAGCTTCAATCTGCTCGGAAGTCTTTTTCTCTTCCAAAGGGTTTACTGAGATTCCTTTCAATTCCAGCTTGGAACGCAACTCCGCAATGCGCAGCTTTTCCTTATCGTAGATAGCAGCGATTTGTTCAGTGGGCTTACCAATGGACAGGATATTTTCACGCGGAAGGGCAACCGTATCTTCCTGACTGAAGGCCAACCATTCGGTCATGATGAGCTTAGATGGAACAGGATTCCCGGATCTGTCAAACCCCACGGCGATTCGAATCTGCATGGGTCGAATCAGTACGAGATGTTTCTTGTCCTCTGGGCTCTCAAAGCATTCAGAGATCAAGTCATCGCCATTCTTGAGTTTGAGCAATCGGTAATTTTCAGGTACAGCCATGGATTTCCTCTCGTTTCCAAATATTTAGGGTTTGGGAACGTTGATCTTCACGGTACTGTACTCAAACTCTTCAGCATTATAGAGCAATACCCGGTCGATGAAATGCTTGAGCGTGAAATTCTTTCTCTTCTTCCAATGGAGATCGTCAGCAACATCAAAGAGTTTCGCTAGCTCCTTTCGATCTCCCTTTCGCAACGATCGTCCGAGGCTTTGGAGGATTCTGATTCTTGACTTGGAGGGAGCAGCGAAGATGATGTTGTGG